ATATTGTTTATTTTTTGCTCGTACTCTAGAAGCTTCTTATGATTATCTTTATTATAGTTAAGTTTGGATTGAGATTCTAAAATAGCTGTTTGATTTATTAAATCCAACTTTGGTCCGAGATATTTTTTAATCTTTAAGATGGTTTTAGTTTCTGGAGAGTAAGCTTGCTGCTCTTGCTCTGTTATCGGCTCTCTAATTTTATCTCCATTAGCATTTATTATGCCGAGTTTATAGGCCATAAACTCTTTATAATCTTTGTTAAGTTCTGATAATAAAAATTTGTTATTAAGAGACTCATTAAACATTTTGTTATAATCTACACCATGCAGATGTATATCACTAAATGGATTGAGCCTACAACCCCTACCATAAGATGTTGAACCACAATATGAGCATTTTTTAGCATCGTCCGGATGAAAATGCACTCCTTTTGGAGCATATTTACAACCCTTACCATAAGATGCTGCGTTGCAGTACATGCATCTTGAAATTGGTTTAAAAACAGATGGTTTCTTTTCGTTAATCAATTCCATTATGTATTATTTAAGAGATTTTTAGGCGGAGTCCCTATTCTAACATTTATTATACCATTGTAATAATCATCTCTGCGTAAAACGTCTCGTGCTATTTGTTCTTTTATTTCTTCGTAACCGAGTTCCCATTTAGATCCACATATTTTTAAAATACGAAACTCAAAATTTTCTATTCCATGTTTTTCTATATCTTCATTCAATTCTTTAGAAGAAGAAGTGTATGTTTTCCAATCAGATTCTTTGTGATCTATTCTATTACGGGTTTTACCTTTTAATGGTTTACGTTTTATTTTTCTTACGCACTGTTTTTTACCTATATATTTTTTGCCGTTAACTTTGTTGGTTATTTCGTAAATAAAACCAAACATGTTTTCGTGCAAATAAACATTTTCATTAATTAGCCAGTGGCCGGTATCCATTATTTCTTTTTGCGTCTTTTTTTGCGCTTCTTTCTACCCTTAATTAACCCTCCGCGCGTCATAACACCACCCTTACCATATATTGAATAAGGAATCCTTGTATCTCCAGTTGCATATGTATCCCCGGAAAACTGTGAAGTATCACCTGCAGGAGCACCTAAAACGCCACCTACTGTATTTTCTTCATTTAAAACTTGTTTTACTAAATTTTCTAAATTTATCATTTGCTAACCTTAACACATTTGTTTACTCTAGTTCCATCTTTAAGTTTTGTACCAGCTCTACGATAGCCCTTCCAGCACTTTGGATCTAATCTGCGTTTTTCTTCTTTTTCTGTAAAAAATTGCCGAAACGTTTGCATATGTATTATTTAAGTTGTTTCTTCTCTAAAAGAGTTTATTATATTAGGTAATAGCTATGGAAGACCAAGAACAGTCACCAATCTCGTTAATTGAAAAATATAACGATGAGATTAAAAAATATGTAACAGTTGATGAATTTAATATGAAGCAGGTTCAAATGGATTTACCTGCTACCCGTCATTACTGGGTAGGACGCTTAATGCATCATAAACAAGAAATTTTAAAACTTAAAAAACTTAGAAAAGAAGCTCAGAAAAAAATAGCTGATAAACTCGAGCATGAATCGCCAGTAGGTCTTAATCCTAAAACTTTAGAACAAGCTCAACAAAATCATCCCGTTATCGGTAAGATTGATGGACAGATTGCCGAACATGAGCTTATCGTTGAGTATCTTTCGAAAATAGAAGCAAACTTTCGCTCAATTTCATATGATATTAAAAATCTTATAGAGATTGTTAAGCTTGAAACCACATAATGGTACATGTAAAAATAGATTACGACTTTTCGCGGAAAAAAGGCATAATAGTATCTGACTATTTACCTAATATTCGCGAACACTTTTCAGTAGAAGATAAAAATCAAGTCTTTAAGCGCCGTTACGCTATCGGTTATAGGCCTCAAACAAGACAGTATTGCATTACACCCCAAGGAAGATTTGAGCCGCGTTTAATTTTTTCAATTATAGAGTTTTTACAATCTCAAGATATACAGCTCAATTTAGAAATAACCGATCAATTTAGAAATGTAATCTCTATACCACATTTGTTTGAAAAATTAGTAGAGTTAAATTTATCACCTCGAGACTATCAAGAAGAGTCAGTTCTCGCTTCATTGAAATATAAATCTGGGGTAATAGTGCTTCCGACCTCGGCAGGTAAAACACTTGTAATTGCTCTACTTGTTAGGTCTATTCAAGAACAAGTGAATGCAAAAGCATTAATACTTGTACCTGATATTCAACTTGTTGCTCAAACCTATTCTGATTTTATAGAATACGGAATACCTGAATCTAAAATCACTAAGTGGACAGGCTCTACGGAGCCAGATAAAAACGCTGAAATTATAATTTCAAACGCTCAAATTTTACTATCCGAAAAACAAGACCTATCTTTATTAAAAGATATAAATTTGCTTGTTATTGATGAAGTACATAAAATTCGCTATGGAAACAAAATTAATAAAGTGGTGGAGCAAATTCCTGCATCTTTTCGCTATGGACTTACAGGAACTCTGCCAGACAATAAAATCGACCAATGGAACATTTTTGGAAAAATAGGTCGCGTTATATACCATAAGCAGTCAGTCGATCTTCGTGAGCAAAAATATATTTCACAAGTACACGTAGCTGCTTTAAAATTAAATTATAAAAATATTCCTCAATTTACCACATCTTCAATGCATAATCCCACAGCCGGATATGAAGAAGAAATAACTTGGTTACAGACAAATAATTTTAGAAATTCTATTATTACAAAATTGGTTAATAAAGCAGATAAAAACACACTTATAATGGTTGATAGAATTGCCCATGGGGAAGAATTATTAAGAGTTTTACAAACAAATACAAATAAAGAAGTTCATTTTGTTCACGGCGCTATAGAAATCGAAGAACGAGAAATGATTCGTAAGCTTATGGAAGAACAAGATAATGTAGCTTGCATTGCTATTTCGAAAATATTTTCTACCGGTATTAACATTAAAAATCTTCATAATATTATTTTTGCTGCTATTGGAAAAGCTCGAATTAAAATCATACAATCTATTGGCCGCTCTTTAAGAAAACATGCTAATAAAAAAATCGCAACTATTTTCGATATTTGGGATAATCTTCGTTACGGAAATAAACATATGATTGAACGGTTAGCGCTTTATGATAGAGAAGAAATACCATATTCAGTTACAGAATTATCTGAGCCTTGATTTTTATTTACTTTAATATATTATAACCTTATGCCGCGTAGAAAAATAATTAAAGACGAAGACTTTAAAAATGACCCTAATGAAGAAGATTTTTCTTCTTTATGGAATTCAGATTTTAAAATAAAAAAGAAAAGAGTTCGTCGAACCAAAGAAGAGTTAAAACCAAATTACGTTGATCCTATTCAAATGGAAAATCTTATTATTGAGTATTACGATAAAGGCGGTAAGGATATACCATCTGATCTTGCCGATATGATTCAAAAAATTGCTACTCGTTTAGGTTATGCGCAAAATTTTATTAACTATTCGTATAAAGAAGAAATGATCGGAGATGCTATTATTAAAATGATTACAGCTCTGACACGTAAACGTTTTAAATGTAAATCAGGTTATAACCCGTTTTCATATTTTACCAAAGTTGCTTACCGAGCATTTCAAAATCGTATTAAAAAAGAAAAGAAAGAACATGATACGATTCATCGTTATCAAAATGAAGTTTATTCTCTTCTCACTGAATCTGGTCAAATACCGTTCCAAAAAAACTCTAAATTTGACACAGAATATGACGATTCTTATCGTATAGAAAATCAATAATGCAGTTTAGTACAAATAGAGTTGCGTGTATATCAGATATACATTTAGGCGTACATCAAAACGCTCAGAGCTGGCATACTATAGCTTTAGATTTTGCTCTATGGTTAGATGAGACCTTAAAACGTGAAGGTATAAAAGATATTATTATAGCTGGTGATATATTTCACAATCGACATGAAATTGGTGTAAACACAATACATTGTGCTCATGAATTTTTTAACATTCTTAAAAAATATAATATAGTAACTATTACAGGTAATCATGATTGTTATTACAAAGATAAATCAGATGTTAATTCTATTTCTATTTTAAACGGACATTTTAATATTACCGTATTTCAAGAACTTGAAACACTTGTTATTAATGATAAAATTTTTACCTTTTGTCCGTGGGGAGTACCCTTAGAGCAAATTCCAACATCAGATGTTTTAGTAGGTCATTTTGAAATCTTAAATTTCAAGATGAATGCACACAAAGTATGCGATCATGGTATTGAAAGCGAGTCTTTGCTCGATAAAGCTAAATTAGTTATAACAGGACATTTTCATTGCCGCGATCATAGAAAATACACACGCAATCGTGCTATTATCTATCTTGGATCTCCATACGAGTTAGATTTCGGAGATAGAGAACAAACAAAAGGTGTAACAATTCTAAATACTGATGATTTAAGTCTTGAATTTGTTGAAAACAATATAACACCTAAGCATAAAAAAATTAAAATATCTGATTTATTAGATGGTAAAATTGCTTTAGAAAACATTTCAGAAGAATTGCAAAATAATTTTGTAAGTTTGTGTGTTGATAGAAATGTTAACGAACAAGTTCTTAATTTAATGCTATCAAAATTTAATCAGTACAAACCAAAACATGTTCGAACTGATTTTAATATATTCGAAGCCGTACAACTATCAGCTACTGAATTAAATGAGATTTCTATCGATATTGATACAGCATTACATGAGTTTGTTAATCTGTTAGATACACCCGTGCCTAAAAAAGATATTCTTGATAAATGTATTGACCTTTACAGAGTATCGCAAACAGTAAATGAGCACTAAAATTGGAGTAGGTATTATAACATGCAATAGACCTGATTACTTGAAAGGTCTATTAGATTCTTTAATACCGTGTAATGAAACTATTGATGAACTTGTTATTGTAAATGATGGTAAACCAACAGAGTTTACCTTAACAAAAGGTGAATGGTTAAATAATGAAACTAATGTAGGGGTAGGTAAATCAAAAAATAGAGCTTTAAGACATCTACTTAATAAGGGATGTGATTTTATTTTCTTAATAGAAGATGATATGCTAATTCTCGATAAAGATATTTTTAACAAATATATAGAAGCATATAAACTTTCGGGTATACATCACTTTAATTACGGACCAGGATCACCGTTTAATCGCAAACAAGATATACAGTTTGATCTTCATAACAGACACCTACTTAAACAAGATTCTGAACCAAATCCGAAGCTTATACTTGAATACTCAAAAGATACAAAAGTAGCTCTTTACGAACACACAGTAGCTATGTTTTCTTTCTTCACTAAAGAAGTTTTAGAAAAAGTAGGTTTAATAGATGAACAATTTTACAATGCTTGGGAACATGTAGACCACACTTATAGAATTATAAAAGCAGGGTACCATCCCCCGTTTTGGTGGTTTGCCGATCTTGCAGATAGTCATAAACTATTAACGGAGGCCCCTGGAGCTATTGATAATTCTTCTATAGCGAATAAATCTGAACAATGGGCTAAAAACGTTTATGGAGGTAGAGAAATTTATCTCAAAAAACACGGTCATTACCCGAACCAACCACCTTTTGTCCCTAAAGACGAAGTTATACAAATTATAAAAAAATTAAAACCATGATACTATCTCAAAACGAATTAGACAGTCAAAACTTCGATGAATTTACAGAACTTTTACAAGAGTATGTAAAGTTAAAACCAACCAGTTTTATAGAAATTGGCTCTATGTACGGTTGGTCTTTGCAACATTTCATACATTATAGCGAAGAAGGATCTACAGGCATTGCAATAGATCTACCTGTTCGACACTTTGTTGGACCTCATGATTGGAGAGTTGAAAAACAGGAATCAAATTATAAAAACGTCTGGCCGAAATGGGCTAAAGAAAAAAAATGTAAGTTGTATCTGCTACCTTGTAGTTCATATGATCCGGAAACTACTACAAAAGTAAACGAAATTTTAAAAGATAAAAAAGTCGATTTTCTTTTTATTGACGGCGATCACCGCTATCAAGCAATCAAAGAAGACTATAGATTATATTCACCTTTTGTTAGAGAAGGCGGTCTGATAGCTTTTCACGATATTGGAGAAAAAGAAGAAGGCGGCGGTCGCATGTTTTGGAATGAAATTAAAAATAATTTCAAGCATAAAGAAATATTAAAAGACCCTAATAAAGGCAAAGGTATAGGTATTTTATATGTCTAAAATTGCGGTAGGTACAAATTTGTTCGGTTATGGTAGCCGCCAAGAATTTGGCATTCAAAGTTTACTAAAATGTAAAGAGAAAATGCCGGATAAGATTGACTTGTTTAATTTACAATTTAAAAACGAAAAAGATCTTCGGGAACAAGAAGGTTTTACTACTTTAAAATGTTTAGAAAAAACAAGCAAAGATGTCTGTAACGGAGACAGAGGTTTACCGATTATTCATGAAATGTTTGATCGTCTTGCTGAACTAAATTACGAATATTTTTGTTTTGTAAATTCTGATATTATAGTATCTTTAAACTTTTTTAAAGAATTAGAAAATAACAAGGGATATGATGCATACATTGGATCTCGCCTTGCTATTGAAGGAGAAAATATTAAAGATCTTAATTTTGAAATAAGACTTAACGATCCAACATCACCTGTTAAGAACAGCCATTACCAGGTCTCGGGATTTGATACGTTTACTATTAATAGTAAGTGGTGGAAACAAAATCGTAATTTATTTCCGGAATATGTATATGCTGTTGTATACTGGGACACTCACTACGCGACTTTGTTATTAAAAAACGGTAAGACGTTTATGCAAAATAAAAAGCCTACACTCTTTCACATTATACATGAAGATGCTTCTTCAGCACAGTGCACAGAATTTACTTATAATCAAAGCACGTTTTACAACAATTACAGAGAAGATTTTGATAGGTGGCATTATTACTTCTTTAATGTATTGGTTCGAAGAGGAGAGAAACAAAATTACTTGCATCCGTTCGAAAATGAATTAGAATTAGAAAAACAATACTTTAAAAAATGATTATACAAATTACATTAACCAGAAATGAGTGCTTTTTAATAAAAGAGCTACTACCTTTATGGCAAAAGTATGCTGATGGGTTTATATTTTATAATCATTTTTCAGACGATGATACAGCAGAGTATCTAGAAGCAAATAAAGAAAAGTATAATATTATAAAAGTTTTAACCCCTAAACCAGATGAATATGAATTACCACACGAAACCCACATCCGTCAACAGCTATTTGATGAAGGTCTAAAGCATTCAAGTAAAATAATTTGTCTGGATACTGATGAATATTTAGATGGTAATTTATCTAAGCAAGAACTAGAAAATATTTTAGATGAAAATCCAAATACTGTTTTTTACAGTCAGTGGACGCAATACGCTAGTAAAAATACTCTAAGAGTAGACGGAGAGTGGTCTAAATCTCTCAATGACCGAATAGGGAATTATCAAAAACGTTTTACGTACCCTCCAATGCAGCGACATTCCTTACATCTACCGCCTGCAGAAAGAACAGCAGCGTTTAAATCTAATGATATCTTTATAGCACATTTACAATGGTTAGATAAAAGATGGGTAGGCGTTAAACAATACTTTTGGAAAGTAACAGATTATGTTGTTAACAAAGCTCATGGCGTTACTGTAGTAGGTAAAGAAGCTTATGACAATTCTGTTAATAATTTTCAATGGAACTATGCACCTGCCCCTGTTGAATTAAAGGTAAGAGATGACATTTATAGTACTCAAAATATTAAAGATAATTTTAAATTAAAAGAAATTGTAAGACTAACAAAAGAGTATAATGTACCGAATTTAGGTGATTGGAATATGGGCATTTATGACTATGCAACCGGTAAACCTAAAGCCTCTAAAAATACAGATTTTAGTATTTGTATTACAACGTTTCGCGAAAGAGAAGACTTAGTAAAAAAACTTATTACAAATATAAGAAGTTTTACCAAAAATCATGACATAATTCTCTTGATAAATGGTAATAACGAAGAAACAATGGATGAAACATATCGTAAAAATATGTTATCGTTTTGTGCATCTGTAGATAGATGTTACCCTATTGTATGTCCTGAGTTTAAAAGCTTATCAAAGCTATGGAATACGGGTGTAATATTTAGTAATACGGAATATAATCTCATATTAAATGATGATACAAATATCGAAAATCCTAAAGCGTTTGAAATTATTTCGAAAACTATTATAGAAAATAATAACGAACTATTTACTATTAACGGTATGTTTTCTCACTTTGTTGTTACTAAAACACTTTTACATCAACTTAACTATTTTGACGAAAGATTAATAGCTTTTGGAGAAGAAGATGGAGATTTAGTTCATCGCTACATTTTAAAATATAAGCAAAATGTTCCATCCATTTATATTGAAAAATTTAATAACACTCATGCTTATAGTTTTACTTCCAACAATTTAGAAACTCATATCGATAACAAGCCTCGCTTTAATAGAGAATTTGCGAACTTAATGTACAAAGAAGATCCAACAGGTATTTGCGGTATGAACCCGACACCAATTAAGAAAGTTATAGAAGATATAAGACAGTACCCGTATGAAATGTTTGTAAATAAAAACAAACACAATATAAAAACATTCAAACAAATTGATAATTCCTATGATTGATATTTCTAAAGAAGAGATTTTAAACCTTATAAAGGTTCATATACAGCAAAAAAAAGCTAAAAAAACCTGGACCCCTGGTAAAGATTGGGTGCAGTACGCTGGTCCTTTTTTTGATGAAAATGAAATAATAAGTGCTGTAGATACTCTTCTAAATGAATGGTTGGTATTAGGTACAAAAGGTATTACTTTTGAAAACAATTTTCCAAAATTTGTAGATAAAAAATACGGCATATTGACAAACAGTGGCAGTAGTTCTAATTTATTAATGATGTCTGCTATGACATCAAAAAGATTATATAACCTACCTAAAGGTACAAAAGTTATAACACCGATTGCAGGTTTTCCAACAACAATTAATCCTATATTTCAAGTTGGTTTCACACCAGTATTCGTGGATATTGATATTGATACTTTAAATTTAAACCTCGAACAGGTTGAACAGCAAGCTAAAGCTGGCGCGAAAATTATAACATTTGCACACGTACTTGGTAACCCTCCAAATATGGCTCAATTAATGGACATTGTGAAACAATATAATCTTATTTTATTAGAAGATTGTTGTGATGCATTAGGCTCGTTATACGATAGTAAACCTTTAGGAAGTTTTGGAGAATTTGCTAGTTGCTCATTCTATCCTGCTCATCATATTACAATGGGAGAAGGTGGTTTTGTAGCCTGCAATACATATGAACAAGAAGTTGTTGTTAGAAGCTTCCGTGAATGGGGCCGCGGGTGTTATTGTGTTGGCTTAAAAGCCAATCTCTTAAAAAACGGTACTTGTAATAACAGATTTTCTAATTGGTTGCCTGCTTTACCAGATGAAATTTTTGATCACAAATATGTGTATGATGAGATTGGTTACAATTTAAAACCAATAGAAGTACAAGCTGCTATGGGACTCGAGCAAATTAAAAAACTTCCCGAAATAACCAAAAGACGCAAACACAATCATAGACGTTTGTACAATATTTTTAAACAATATGAAGAGCATTTTGTACTACCAGAAGCAACTAAACAAAGTGACCCGAGTTGGTTTGCTTTTGCTATTACAATTAAAGATACCGCTCCTTTTAAAAGAAAAGATATTGTAGATTGGTTTGAATCTAATAAAATACAAACAAGGCCATATTTTGCAGGTAATATAATGTTGCAGCCGGCGTATAAAGATATAATGCCCTTTGAAGATGTTATTAAACAATACCCTAATGCTCGTAAAGTTACAACTGATACTTTTTTCTTAGGCACAAGCCCGGTAATTACTGATGAACAAATCGACTATATAGATTTGACATTATCAAATTTTATTAAAAAATAACTATGGAGCTGGGTAGATACTCTAATAAATTATCTAGCATTTTTAAGGAAGAAAAAATAGGATACTATCTTAATAAGCTATTTGGTCCTGCATATATTAAAAATTTAAAAACTTCAGTTGAAAGAAGAGATTTTATAGTTAACGAATGCAATTCTGTAGATTTAGAATATAAAATTATAGAATCAGTAAATGGCACCGAGCACTGTAATGAAAGTTATATAATTGAACATGGCCCTTATACTATAGAATATCCTGCCTCGGCAGGATTTTTAGGTGCACTTTTAACCACACAAAATATTTTATCGTCTGCTATATCTGAACAATTAGACCGCATTATGATACTGGATGACGATTGTATTTTTTCCCATACCAATAAAATGAATAAACATTTTTTTGCAAACTTAGAGAACAATTTACCTAAGAATTGGGATGTAATAATATTAGGTAGTATACTTGAAAAATACGACTATCTCCACATACCTATTGATTATCATAAATGTCTCGTTCACGGAGAAGCCTCTGGCAGTCACGGAATAGCAGTTAATAGGAGTGTTTTTGAAGAATTTTATCAACATTTAATAGAGAAAAAATATTGGGGAGACGGAATTATCGGGCATTTCATTGACATCGGTAAGAATGTGTATATAATAAAGCCTAGTATATGTCAACAAAATCGTCAATTATTTTCCGATATTAACAAATGTCATCATATTGGTTAATAATGATGGTTTATTGAGACACTTACTGCTAATTATTCTGTGTATGAAAAAAATTGTTTATGTTACTGGTTGTTTAGGTTTTATGGGCTCCTATGTTACCCGGCTTTGTTTATCAAAAGGATGGTATGTTAAAGGAGTAGATAAGGTAACATACGCTGCAACCGAAGAACTTTTAACAGAATTTAAAAAATACGATAATTTTTCTTTTATTCATAGCGACATTAATGATATTACATTTTTATATGATTGTGATTTTGTCGTTAATACAGCAGCCGAAACACATGTAGGCAATTCTTTAATTAGTAGTACGGAATTCGTAAAGTCAAATATTGATGGAGTACATAACTTATTGGAACTCATTAAGAATTTTCGAGGAGAAAATGCCGGTAAACCAACACTGCTGCATTTTAGTACTGATGAAGTTTATGGTGATATAGACACCGGACTACACTCTGAAACCGATATGTTAAAGCCTAGTAACCCATATTCCGCTACAAAAGCCGCTGCGGATATGCTTATTATGGCCTGGGGCCGTACTCATAAAGTACCTTATATGATTTTACGACCAACCAACAATTATGGAGTCGGACAATATACAGAAAAGCTAATACCAAAGTCTGTAAAATATTTTACTCTCGGTCGTAAAATACCGCTTCATAATAACGGTGAGTCGTTTAGAAACTGGCTACATGCACAAGATACAGCTGAAGCAGTAATAACATTAATAGAGAAAGGTCAAAAAGGTCAAATTTATAACGTCGCCGGAGGATTTGAACAAAAAAATATTATAACTGTAGAAAAAGTTATTAGTAATTTATTAGGACGTATCCCCGAAAAAAGAGAACTTGAAAGCTATATAGACTTTTCAACCAATCGTCCTGGTGAAGATATTCGTTACGCTTTAGATGACTCTAAACTAAAGGCATTAGGGTGGAAACCTAAAAAAGTGTTTGATGATGAGCTGCCTAAAATAGTAGAATATTATAAAAATAAATTTATATGGTAGCAAGCAACACACAAAACTTTAAACTTCTTGACTGCACTCTCAGGGATGGAGGCTATGTTAATAATTTTAATTTTAAAGCAAATAATATTAACAAAATAATTCAAGGGCTTAGTTTAAGCAATATTGATGCAATTGAATTAGGGTTTTTAAAAAACGGTAATCATAGCTCTGATCAAAGCCTATTCAATTATGTTTCAGAAGCTGAAAAATTTTTACAAAACGTTGATACATCTCAAGAATTTTGTTTAATGATACGACCTGATTGGTACGATATATCAAAGCTTGAGCCCTGCACAGGTAAAGTAAAAACATTACGATTTGCATTCCATTATGAAGATTTAAGCTTAATGTTACAGCAAGCAGAAATTGCTAAAAAGTTTGGTTATAGTGTTATTTTTAACCCTGTAAATATTAACAGTTACACTGAGTCAGAACTTAAAAGTCTATTAACAACCTTAAATTTTTATAAACCTAAAGCAATTTATATTGTGGATACGTTTGGTTCGTTGTTACCTGATAACTTACGAAGTATTTTTACAGTTTTTGATAGTTGTTTAGATAAAGATATAGCCATTGGGTTACATTTACATGAAAATCTTTCGATTTCTTTAGCTTTAGCATGCATGTTTATTGATTTAGTAGGTAAAACACGAGTAGGGTATATAGACTCATCTGTATTAGGTATAGGTAGAATACCTGGAAATCTTTGTACTGAGCTTATTATGAACTTTTTTAATAAGTGCCAAAATTCAAATTATAACGTAGAAGAGATTTATAAATTAATTGATAACCCTATAACAGAAATTAAAAACGTCACGCCCTGGGGATATTCTCCAGTCTACGCTATAACAGCCTTTAAAAAAATACATAGATCATATGCTGAGTTTTTAACGGAAAAAACGGATCTGGGTTTAGAAGATATGAATATTATTTTAAGCCAAATTAACGATATTAAAGATCAAGAAAACTATAATCAAAACCTCATTGAGGACCTATATTCAAATTTTAAAAGCGGTAACAAATGAAAGTTTCAGATTATATAGCAGATTTTTTAACAAAACATGATATTGATACCTGTTTTACAGTAACAGGTGGCGGTGCAATGCATTTTAATGATAGTTTTGGAAATCATAAACAAATAAAATGCATTTACAATCATCATGAACAAGCTTGTGCAATGGCTGCAGAGGGTTATACAAGAATCACAGGTAAACCTGCTATTGTTTGTGTAACATCAGGACCCGCAACAACAAATACTTTAACTGGAGTATTAGGGGCGTGGTTAGATTCCATACCTATGATTATTATTTCCGGTCAAATGCAGACAAATACAATAATTCAGTCGACCCCTCTACCCCTGCGTCAATTCGGGTTTCAAGAATTTAACATTATTGATAGTGTAAAATGTATGACAAAGTATGCAGCAACCGTAACAGACCCTAAATACATACCATATCATTTAGAAAAAGCACTGCATATTTGTCAAGAAGGTCGAAAGGGCCCTGTATGGTTAGACATACCACTTGATATTCAATCTGCTAAGTTAGATTTTAAAAAAACAACTCACTACAACTTCGGTTTGGGTGAAATTGAATCTCATACAAATAAAACTATTAGCTCTACGTTTATAAAAGACATCATTAAAAAAATAAACAAAGCTAAGCAACCCGTTATTCTAGCAGGATACGGAATAAGAATGTCAAATGCTTATTCAGAGTTTTTAAAGGCTGTCAATGCATTAAAAATACCGGTAGTTACAGAATGGAATTCAAACGATTTAATTAGTAACGACCATGATTACTTTGCCGGAAGACCGGGCACTATTGGAGATAGAGGAGGTAACTTTGTTTTACAAAATGCTGATTTAGTATTAGCGATTGGATGTCAGTTTTCTATTCGCCAAATTAGTTATGCCTGGCAAAATTTTGCAAAAAAAGCATACATAATCGCTATAGATACTGAAAAGTACGAAATGCTTAAGCCAAGCTTAAAAGTTGATTTACCTATACAGATTAACATAAAAATGTTTTTACATTCTTTAACTACTTCAAAAAACAAATCTATACATAATAAAAATTCTAATTGGTATAGATGGTGTAAAAATATTAATAAGCAATACCCCGTAGCACAAGAAAAACATTTTAAAAATAAAGTACCCATAAGTGTGTATGCATTTATGAAAACCTTATCAGATGTCCTTACATGTAAGGATACTGTAGTTTTAGCAAACGGAGCCGCCTGTGTAGCCGGGCTACAAACTATTAGTATTAAACCCAATCAAAGAGTATTTACAAACGCAGGAGCCTCTAGTATGGGTTACGCTCTACCCGCTGCTATAGGAGCTGCTGTAGCAACAAATAACAAAGAAAATATTATTTGTATTGAAGGAGACGGATCAATACAAATGAATTTACAAGAGCTTCAAACTGTTATTCATAATAATTTAAATATTAAAATTTTTTGGATTAATAATGATGGTTACCACTCTATTAAACAAACCCAGTTATCTATGTTTAACGCTAAAGAGAAAGGCTTTTACGGAGCTGATAAAAACAGCGGAATAAGTTTTCCTTCTGCTGAAAAAATTGCAAAAGCGTATGGTTTTAAATTTTTCAAAATTGCAAATATTACCGATCTATCTAAACTAAATTCAGTTACAAATTTTACAGGGCCTGTAATTTGTGAAGTTGTGACGGATCCTAATGAAAAATTTGAACCTAAACTACAATCAAAATTATTACCTGATGGCAACTTTTTTACACCATCTCTAGAAGATATGTATCCGTTCTTATCAGAAGATGAAATGAAAAGAAATCAATTTAATCCGAATTAGTATGCATAATAGTATTGATAAAGATGTGCATTTATTTTTCCCTCAAAAATCAAAGTATATACTTTTTGGGGGCAATTTTTTATTTTCTAAACGTTTATATGAAATTGTAAAAAGACATTTAGAAATAAAACGAGTTGATTATAGGTATAAATCATCTCAAGACTCAATTAACTACTCTCCGAAAATATATCTTGATACCTTTGAAAGAATTAAAGGTTTATTAAACTACTATAATTCTGATACTTTAATTTTTACAAGCGAAATATTATTAATGCTTTCTAAAGAAGATTTTTTAGTTTTTAAAAATCTGCTCAAACTAATAAAAAAACAATTAAACGTCAAAATAATATTCATTTCAATAACAGCGCCCCTATTTGTTTATGAAAAAGAAACTAACGTAAATGTATTGAGCAATATGTCCAATAAAAGATGGTATCATACCTGTTTATTAGAGATTAAAAAAATACTTGATAGTAAAAAAGATTTAATTTACGAATTTTCTTCTTATTATACTTACGTTAATTCTAACTTACAGACAAACCCTCTAGAGATTATACATAACAATATAAACTTTTGTGCAAAAGAAAATTTAAATAATTTTTCTTTAGACTTAGCAGATAATATTATTAATCATTTTATTTCGAGCCTACATAAAACCGGTAAGACCAACTATGCAACTAATATACAAACTACCTTATCATCTTTTATTGAAGAGTGTAGTAAGCCTAAAAACAAATACGAGTACGCTATAAGTCAATCTAAATGTGCATTGAATCTTATATATAGAAACAAACCTTATGAAATAGTAAATGACAAAAGTGTTGCTAATTGGAGATTCGAACTCGGTGTAGCCCTTAAAAAGAGTATTCCTTTATCAGTAATAAAAAAAATAGACGCTATTGTACCAATTCCAGAAACAGGTAAATATTACGCTCAGGGGTTAGCTTATAGTTTAAATAAAACCTATTTAGAAGCTTTTTATAAAAAAACTGAAGTTGGAAGAAGCTTTGATATTGAAAATAGCGAAAAAAGAAAAAAATTTATTGAAAATAAACTTGGTGTTGTTGAAGACCTAATAAACGGTAAAGTTATAGGTATTGTAGATGAAGCTATCTTTACAGGTACTACTCTTAAGTTAGCTAGTGAACTATTAAAAAATACCTCTGTAAAAGGAATATACTTTTTAATCCCAAGCCCCGAATTTCAAGCAAGATGTAATTATAATATGCAACCTAATCGGGCATCTCTCTTAGAAAATATTAATAAAAATGAGCTAAGTGCTTACTTTGAAATAGACGGTATCTTTTTTCAAAAAGAAAATATTTTTAAAAGAATTATTCAATCTTCAGGGCATAGCGCTTGTTGCTTCTTAAAAAATTAAATGCTCAATAAAATTATACATAAAAATGTCATTTTTGACCTTGATGGCACGCTTATTGATTCAGCACCTGGTATTTTAAATAGCATTGAAAAAGCTTTAAACAAACATAAAAAAAAGCTAGCTTACCCTCTACAAACAACTTTAATCGGTCCACCACTTAAGACTACATTTCAATATATTTTAAATACCCAAAATACAAAAATTATTGATCCAATCATAAAAACGTTCACAACATATTACGATACTACTGGATATAAAAATTGTAAACTATATCCAGGAATTTTACAAATTTTAAAAACGCTTAAACAAAATAAACACAATATTTTTATAGTTACTAACAAAAGATTTAACCCAACACAAAAAATTTTAAAAAGACTTAAAGTAGAAAAATTTTTTAAAAAAATATATACACCCGATATGCTTCCACCTTTAGTCTTTACTAAAAAAGAACTAATAGCCAAGCTAGTTTTAGATTTTAAGATAAATGTAGAAGAAGCTGTTTATGTTGGAGATAGACACGAAGATAGTTGCGCAGCAAATGAAAATAATATACAATTTATTTTAGCTGATTGGGGATACACCAATTAATCTATGAAAATATTATTAACAGGTGGTAATGGTTATGTTGCTAAAAGTCTATACAACAGCCTAAACACCAACTATGAAATAACTACAGTTAATCGTATGTCTTTCGATATGACTAACTTTCGATTAATGAATCAATTTTTAAAAGACAAATATTTCGATGTAGTTATACACTGTGCTGTTACAGGGGGTAATCGCTTAAAGCAGGACTCATATAAAGAAATGGATGCAAATTTATTAATGTATTACAATTTGCTGCAGCATAAAGATCATTATAGAAAACTTATAAATTTTGGCTCAGGAGCTGAAATAACAGCTACAAATACCCCGTATGGGTTAAGCAAAAAAATTATTTGCGATTCAATTTCAGAGATCGAAAACTTTTTTAATATTAGAATTTTTGCTGTGTTTGATCAAAATGAATGGGATACCCGGTTCATAAAAGCAAACATTAGACGGTATATTAATAAACAGCCTTTAATAGTACACGAGAATAAAAAGATGGACTTTTTTTATATGCCAGATCTAATAAAACTTGTAGAATATTACATTAAAACATCAACACTCCCTCAAACTATAGATTGCACATATGAGAAAACATATACTTTATTAGAAGTTGCTTCATTTATTAATAGCTTAGATACACATAAATGTGAAATAAACATAGAAAAAGATACAATTGGTTTAGATTATAGCGGAACATATACCCCGCTCTTAGATTATATTGGTGTTAAAAAAGGTATAGAAAATGTATTTAGACATTTGATATCGTAACTATTTCATTTATACTATAAAAAGTGCGGTTAGTAAATTTTAAATCTCTTACGATCAAGAACTTTCTCTCTGTCGGAGAAACCCCTGTAACAGTTAATTTCCAATCTGGAGTTAATGTTATAACCGGAATCAATTACGATAAGGAAGACTCCAAAAATGGAGTAGGGAAGTCAACAATTGCCGATGCCCTATACTTTGCTTTGTTCGGAACAACAATTAGAGAGCTTTCAAAAGATCTTATAGTTAACTCATTTACAAAAAAGAAGTGCGAGATTGTTCTTGATATTGATATTGAAAACGGAAACGGTTTGTCTCAATATCGCATCACAAGAACGATTAATCCTACAAAATGTCATATGACAAAGAACGGTGAAGATGTAACTCGTTCTACAATGGCTAAGACAAATGAGTATATTCAAAAACTTATTATGTCTAATGGCAAGATTTTTCAAAATTCTGTCATCATGACAATCAATAATACTGTACCTTTTATGGCACAGTCTAAAATTGATAAGCGTAAATTTATTGAAAGTATTCTGAGCCTTGAAATCTTTTCTGAAATGCTTTCAAAAGCAAGAGAAGAACATAATATTCTTAAAAAGGATTATGAAGTACTTTTTGCAAAAGTAGAAGGTATTGAAAAAGGGTACAAGTTTAATAAAGAGCAGCTTGATGCTTTTGAAGAAACTAAAAGACAGAAGATTGAAACTCTTACTAAACGCATTGACGAAAGTAAGGCTAAAATTGAAGAGCTTAAAAAAGATATTAAACAACTACCTAATGATGTTTTAGAAAAACTTGACGTTAAAATTCAGCAATGTAATGAAGAATTACAAGAATTACAAAAACAATACAAAAATGCTTATCAAATCTTAGCAGACGTTAAGAGTAAAATTAGTCATATTGAAGATCAGTTAAAAGAGATTGAAAAGGTTGGTGCTATTTGTACAACCTGTAAAAGAGCGTACTCTGATGACGATCTCAAACATAAAGAGTCTAATAAAAAAGAACTTAATAGTAAGTTAAAAGATCTTAACAAAGAGCTTGCTACAGCTCAAAAAGCACTTGACAAGGTTAATACAGATCAAACTAAAAAAGAAAAAGAGATTAAAGATCTACAAGATAAGAAAAATGTTGTTAGAGATGTTCTAAACAACAATAAGAATACTGAAACTAAAATCGGTCTTATTAACGAATCAATTCAAGAACTCTTAAAAGAGATTGAAGATGTCAAAAAACAAACTAATGAAGCATTAGAAAATGTTGTTAAAGATTTAGAAGAAAAACTTAAAACCGGAAAAGCAGATTTAGAAAAGCTCGATCACGACTGTAATGTTCTTGAATGCGTTAAGTTTGTAGTGTCTGAAGAGGGTGTTAAGTCGTATATTGTTAAGAAAATTTTAGCTGTTCTTAATGGCAGAATGGCATACTACCTTGAAAAACTACATGCTAACTGCCTGTGTCAGTTTGATGAATTTTTTGACGAACAAATTACTGACGAAAAGGGCGAACATAAATCATATTTTAACTTCTCGGGTGGCGAACGTAAAAGAATAGATTTAGCTTGTCTTTTTTCTTTCTTAGATATACGTAGAATGCAAGGTGATGTACACTTTTCAACTATTTTTTATGATGAACTTTTAGACTCATCTCTTGATGATAAAGGCGTAGAATTAGTTTTAGATGTGTTACGGGAAAGAGCTTTAAAGCATAAAGAAAATTGCTATATTATTACACATCGAGGCACTACAATAACAGAAAAAATAGATAATACAGTTTTTCTGGAAAAGCGTAATAATTTTACATATTTATTAACATAACTTTATGTCTCAATATATAGTACAACAGTCCGGTATTTCTCATCTTATGGGTGCCCCTATCGGTCTACCACCTTTTATTCCGTCCACAACACAGGTGCTACCAATACGAGCAGGTACCCCATTACCGCCACCTGAAATACCCGGTCAAGGGTTACCCCGAGCTGTCAACTATTTGGCTGATTATGGTGGCTGTTCTTGGTATCGTTGTATGGCTCCCAATTTAATGCTCAATCTTTATCAAAAAGCCGTAATGCTCGAACTTACAACAATGGTATTAGATCCGAGATTTTATGCTGGAGTTAAGGCTGTAAAAATACAACGTCAGGCAACTCCCATACAAAGAGATTTTGTTAAATTCTTAAAAGAGCTATCGAAACAGATTGGTTTTAAAATTATTTACGAAATTGATGATATTGTTTTTAGAGAAGACATTCCTGATTTTAATCGCAATAAAGATGCTTTTACTAACGACGAAATACGTAATTCAATTTTAGAGATTTTAGAAATGTGCGATGAGGTTACAGTTACCTGTGACTTTATGAGAGATTATTTTAACGAAAAAATGGGTACTAAAAAAACAACTGTTATACCTAATTATTTGTTAAAATGGTGGTTTGATCGTTATTACAATCTCGGAGATTTAGTTAAGAACTTTGAAAAGAATAAAAAGAAACCTGTCGTATCTATTTTTGCATCTGGTACACATGTTGATGTAACTAATCGTGCTAATCAAAATGATGATTTTACCAAAGTACTTCCCGGTATTATTAAATCTCGTAAAGACTTTAAATACCAGTTTTATGGATGTTACCCACTACCTTTAAAGCCGTTTATTGATAGAGGTGAAATTATTTTTAAAGAGTGGACACCGTTACCGGACTTCCCTCGTTCTATAGCAGAATCTGGCACACAGTTAACTTTTGCTGCATTACAAGATAATAATTTTAATAGAGCAAAATCGAATATTAAACTTTTAGAAGCCGGAGCTCTAGGTATCCCTTGTATATGCCCTGATATGGTTACATACAAAGATGCCCTATTAAAATACTCAACGCCAGATGAATTTGTCGACTGCATTAAAACAGCGACAAAAAATCAAACTGTATACGCTGATTATTGTAAAAAATCTCGTGCATATGCCGATAATTTCTGGCTCGAAGATGAAAAAAATCTCATGAAGCATCATGAAGCATATTTTACCCCGTTTGGTTCACCAGATCGAAAGTATTTGCTTGAGACTAACCCAAAATCATAATACAATAGGTATTA